ATCGGCACGCCATTGACGTCTGTTTCTACTCCGCCGCGCAGATACTTCGTGTCAAGCATCTGATACGGGTTCGACAGCCGATCAGGATCGACGACCATGAACGCAGTCGCATATTGCGCCGCGCCGCGGCCGACACGTTCCGGCATCCAGTAGTTGACGAAGAGCGAATCGCCGTCGACCAGTTTGTGTCGCAGAGACAAGCGCAACTGCTGAGAGACTGTCAGTTGCCGCGAGACATCGTTGAAGCGGCCGAGATCTTCAGAGAAGCCGCGCCAAAGCGATTCGACCGCCTGCCGCATCTCGTCGGCCCACGTCGCGTCGAACTTTCTACTGAAGCGCGACAGCGCTCGCCAATCAGGATTCGCCGACAAGCGCAGATGTGCGCCGACCGTGTTGTCAAGGATGCGGGTGATGCCGCCGCTTGCCCAGCCATCGTTACGCGTGAGATCGCGCGAGCGCGCGACCATCTGATCGCGGTATAGATTGATCTCCGAGTCCGGCGAGCGGATCCATGGATACCAATTCCCCATCTCCGGCGTATTCGTGGCCGCCGCTTCGTACGGGTAGATGTTCGAATACGGCGGGTGAGCGAACGCCGGAGGGCCAGCGTACCCGGAATCAGCACGCGCACGTCCGCCCGCCGGCACTTCCCCGAAGGGCTTGCCAGTCGAATCGACGATGAGTGATGCCATTTAGAACAGAATCCTACGTGCGCGGTGGAAGTGCGGGATGATGTTTAAGGCCTTCTGCAGCAGCTGGATGCTGCGCATGATCTGCGTGATGTCGCTCTGCTGGTACGTGACAGACTTCGTGCCGTCGCCTTGGTTGTAGGTGGCCGTCACGATCTTCGAGCCAGAGGACAGGTCGAAGTAGGCCGCTTGGAGTGCGGCCAGCCTCGACTGCATGTCCGCAGGGCTCATTCCGTCGGTGATTGCCATTGCGTTCCTATGCGAGACGGTTCGTAAGTTTCTTGCGGACTGGCTTGTCTCCCGACGCTTGCGGCTCAGGCGTCGTAACGACCGGCGACGCTGCAGGCGAAGGTGTCCATGTCTGCTGCACGGCGTCGTAATCGAGCGGTGCCGCCGCCATATCAGCGCGCTTGTTCAGCTTCAGCCCAAGGTGCGTGAGACCGCAGAGCGCCGCGTATGCGTACACGCGGCAGTCCAGCGCTTCGTTCGCGCGTCCAGAAGGCAATTCCCACACGCGAAACTTCTGGCCGTTCGTCACCTTCACGACAGATCGCTCTGACGTGAGCTGCTCGAAGTAGCCAATGTCCCGATCACTCGGGAAATGCATGAAGCCAGGTCCGGGTTCTTCAACGTGCAGCCGGTTTCGGATGGTGTCCTTCGCCGTATTCACGCCGATAATCACCGGCCGGAACGACGCTTTCGTGCGCCGAGACGGCTTCTTAACCGGCCACACGGGGTTGCGTCTGCCATTCACGGCCGACTCGCCCTTGATCGCCCAGATCTTTCGACCGAGACGCGCCTTCGAGAAGTCGTAGACCTTTTGCGTGTGGTGACCGCCCGAGTCAATACATACCGCCATAGCTTCGAACGGCCTCCCGTCCGCGCGGCGCCAGATCTGGTCGAGGAACGCATCGAGCCGATCCCACGGCTCCGGCGTTTCCATGTCGCCTTCGATGACCTCGTAGTCGATCGACCAGCTTTCCTCGTTGCGGCCCCAGCCGACGACTTCGATTTCGAAGCGGTAGTCCTGCACGTCGACACCGACAGTCACGACAGCTACGCCGTCCGGCACCTGCGCGGCCCATTTCTCGCCGCGCGCAAGCAGCGCTTCAACGCGCAGGGTCTTTCCGGAGTTCGGCCGGTAGGGAAGGCCCTGCTGCGTGTTCCACCACGTTTGCTTCTTGTCTTCGTCGCCCTCGGCCGCGAGCCACTTCGCCGCGATGTCGGACGGCTTGTCCTTTTGCCAAGGGCTGAAGAGCTTGCCGGCCTGGAAGCCGGCGTGTTCGTTCTCGACGCCCCACTTTCCGCAGTCAGGGCACTTCGCGCGGTAGACGGCATGACGATCGCTCGTCGACCAATCCCATATCGCGTCGACCGCCGCACTGTCGCCTTGATCGCGCCACGCTCGGTCGTAGTCGTCGAGCGGCACATGGCGCCCGCCGCAGCACTCAAACGTCCTGGTCTGATGCCAGCGCGCCGTTTGAAGGGCGCGCAGACGCTCGCCTTCAGACCATCCGGCACCGCACGACTCGCAGTAGATGCGGGCCGTCTTTGGGAAATGCTGACGAACTGTCCCGTCGTCGTTCTTCGCTTTGTCCCACTGGACATGTTTGAAGAAATCGAGAAATTGCCGATGCGCGCAGTGCGGGCACTCTACCGACGCGCGCCGCTGATCGGATTCCTTGTAACTGGCCTCGATGCGACTTTCGTCTTCGACGGTGGGCGAGCACGCGCGCACGGACAACCAGTTCACGCCGAATGTCGCTGTCCGCTCTTCAGCGAGCGCGATCGGCTCCCCTTCACGCGTCACCGGGTACTTGTCGACCTCGTCCGCGAGGATCACGCGCACCGGGCGCCGAGCCAAGTTGTCTGGGCTACCAGCGCCGGCCAGCGCGAGGAAGCCGCCGGGGAACGCCTTGAACAGCAGCGTCTCGTCAGCGTTGCGCGTCTTGCTCGTCCCGACGAGCTCGCGCAGCACCGGCGTGACCCGGATCATCGGGCTGATCCGTTCCTTCGAGAACTGCTCGGCTGCGGCCTCTTTCGGTTGCAGCAGCAGGATTGGGCACGGATCGAGATGCGCGAAGTAGCCGAAGACGTTCTCCAGCAGCGCGGTCTTCAGAAGCTGCGTGCTCACCATCGTCGTAATGACGTGCACACCAGGCTCGGTTACGGCGAGCATGGGTCCGCGAGCGATCTCAACAGTCGCCGTCGACCAGTCGCCGGATGTGCTGCCCGCTTCCTTCGCGAGCTTTCGAAATTGGTCTGCCCAGTCGGGCACGCTGATGCGCGGCGGCGGAGTCCACGCGCGCCGCACGGACGCGCGAAGCCAATTAGCCTTCTCGCTCGGAGAAGTTGGCCTCTGGTTCGCCGAGTTGGGCGATTTGCTTGTGGACATGCGCGGTTAGAGCCTCGACAACTCGGTCGGCCTCGACGCCCAGATCAGCCGCCACAAGAGGGCCTACTCTGGTCGGCCAGTTAAGCCACGCATCGCGCTGCGCCCGGAACTCCTCGAAGAGGATTGCTGTTGCGGTGTCCAGGTCGACAAGCGACCCGGCTTTCTGTTCGTACTCGAGTTGGCGGAGCAACGCGAGATAGTTCTCTTTCTTCTCCAGTGCCTCGGCGTAGCTGACCATGCCAATGCCGGAATCGACGAAGCGACTCGCCGCGTCGGGCAGCGATTCACCGTCGCGCGGGACAAACGGCGTCTCGGTTCGCACCGGCTGCGAACTGCGAACCGACTGCGAACCGTTCGCACTCGGGTTCGCACCCTTCGCATTGCTCTCTCGCCACGCCGTTCCGACGAGCGCCGGATCGATAGTCTTATCGTCGAAAGCCTTGAGCCGATTGAGTTTCAGCGCTTTGCGCACCAGCGTGTCGGACACGCCTTCGCGCCGCGCAAACTCGCGGATTGAAATGCCCTGTGGCATGGGTGCGAACACCTTTTGAACTTCATAGCTGGGCGGATTTCGCGAGTCTTCGCTCCCGCCCTACCCCAAAACCCTAGGAGGGACCCGCTGCCCATTTTTTAGGCAGAACGGCATTTTCGAGCGTGCCTCTGCTCATTTTTTGTGCATCAGCGCTTCGATGCGGCGAACGCGAGCTCGTGCCGCAGAATCTGCGGGAACTTCTGCCTGATCTTCGCCATGATGGCTTTGTTGACGGCCTCGTTCGCCAGCGATTGCGGGATCGACGGCCCGTACAACTCTTTGATCGGCAAGCCAGATCGAATCATCTTGCCGTTGCGCATGACCTTCTTGTGCGTCTTGCCCGTGCGCTCGAACACGCCGCGGTGTCCGTTCTGCATGGTCGCAACGAACGCATGACGCAGGACGCTGCGGCCGGCTTTCACCTGTACGCTCACGCCGTTCTTGCCTTGCCGTGCGCCGTAGTTGATCAGCGCGATCGGTCGCCCGGTGGACTTCAGCGTCACGACCAGCTTGCCGCGACTCGCCTTCTGAATGGCAAACGAGCTCTTGATTGCGCTCGCCTTGATGTTGTATCCGGCGGCTCGAACC